ATCCAGTTGATGCTAATAACCACTCAATGGATGAGGGACGTTATTCAGTTAATTACTTCTATCAAAAGTATTGTAGGTAGGTGATGCAATGTTTAAAAATTTATGGTCAAGAATAAAGGTGGTGTTAACTAAGATGGGACTAGTTAAATCAATTGAGAGTGTGTCTGATGTAAGTAATTTATTAATTGATGATGACCAAGTGAAACAGATTGATATGTGGGATGCTGCTTACAAAGGTAATCCTGAATGGATTCATAAAAAATGGACCTCAGCTTTAAACAATGTACATAGTCATACACAAAAGTCCCTAAACATGCCCAAGATTCTATCCAAAAAGATGGCATCCCTTGTATTCAGCAAGAAAGTAAATATCCTTGTTACTCCGCATGTTGACGGTGTCAAGAAGGATAATGATGACGACCAGAGCGATAATGAAGCAAATAAATTTATTCAAGATACATTGAATGACAATTACTTCTATAACAACTGTGAACGATACCTTGAATATATGTTTGGTACCGGTGGGATGGTAATGCGATTCTATATTGCTGATGGTAAAGTTAAGATTCGTTTTGCTACAGCTGATGCGTTCTACCCAATATCACAAGATGAGAATGGTGTAACTGAGTGTGTTATTGCCTCAAGATTTGTTAAGGGTGGCAAATATTACACATTGTTGGAGTGGCATTTAGAGGATGATAATAATTTCATTGTTAAAAACGAACTCTATACATCAGTCAATGGTGACTCAGATGTTTTGGGTACTAAGGTCCCACTGAAGGACGTATATGGCACTTCATTGAAGGATGAATCAGATTACCCTAAAAAGTTCTATACACGTCCGACATTCATTTATTTGAAGCCCAACTTAGCCAATAACTTTAGTTATAATAGCCCACTAGGGATTTCAATATTTGCCAACGCAATTGACACATTGAAACAACTTGATCAGGCATACGACATGTTAAATCAAGAAATGGAAATGGGACGTAGACGTATTATTGTTCCAGATACTCTTATGGAGCGTGGATATAATCAACACACCGGTAATATGGAGTATCACATGAATTTTGAAGAACGTGTATATCAAGGCTTTACATTCGATAATACTTCAGGTCAGCCTACATCCCAGGAACCAAAAGATATTACGTTGCCACTTCGCAATAAAGAGATCATTGAAACCATTAATTCATTATTGGATATCCTTGCTGCACAAACTGGATTTAGTGCCGGTACATTTAGTTATTCAAATACTCAAGGATTAGAAACAGCTACCGGTGTTATTAGTAGAAATTCTGATACCTACCAATCCAAGAGTAGTCATGAAACAATTCTGGAAGATGCTTTTAAAAAGATGTGCCAAACAATCCTAGAGTTAGGTAAGGCCTCAAATATCTATAGGGGCGATACCGATGTAGATGTATCAATTAATTTTGATGATTCAATTGCTAAGGATCGTACTGAAAATGCCAATTACTATGAGTTAATAACAGGTAATAAACCGTTGATGCCGCGGAAGGAAGCTATTAAACAAATATTCGGTATGACTAATGACCAGGCACAAGAATACTTAGATCAGCTTACTAAAGAGGAATCACAGGGAAGCATTGAAGATGTCTTAGACAATCACCGTCAAGATTATGGCGAGGATAACAATGAGGATGATCGTGAATCATGAAACTCTTACCATGGGAACTAGATATCCTTGCTGCTTCTGAAGCTGACAAAATAAAAATAGTTGAAGACAAAGTTTGGGGTATCATCGTTAAACATCTTGCTACCGCAATCAATAAGAATAGCCTTGAGGATTCTAAATCTACTCAAGACTGGCTTAATGAAATTATGGTATACAAGGACGCTGTTAAGAATGAAGTTGCTCCATCTGTTTCCGTAGCATTTGACCAGGCGATAAAGAAACTACAGGACCAGATGGATGATAGCTCTAATTTGAATTTGACACTAGAAGAAGCCTGGATGAGCAGACAAGCAGTCAATGGATATCTTGATAAACCGGAGCCATTGAATAAGTCCAAGAAAGTCAAAAAGGTAATTGTTAACCATCAAAGGGATGATATTAAATATCTCAAATTGGCTAGGAATAACATGGATGACAACGCTTATCGGACTTTCAAAGGTATCATCATGGACACTATCACACAGTACCGGCGTGGAGGGATGACCACACAGAAAGCAGTGGCCAGAGCTTCATATAAATGGGCTGACCAGGGTATCCCTGTATTGATTGATAAGGGTGGCCGACAATGGGCACCTGATGTCTATACTCGAATGGTCGTTACTAATTCAATGAATGATTTATACAACGATGTTTCAGCAACAAGATTTCAAGAATATGGTGGCAACTTGGTTAAGATTTCGAGTCATGCCGACTGCCGGCCAACACATCTTCAATATCAAGGAAAGATTTATAGCCTAAAAGGTGGAACTGATAAGTATCCTAATTTGTACACAGCGACCAACTATGGTTATGGTGGTGGTTTATGTGGGATATATTGCAGACATCATGCAATGCCCCACATCCCCGAGGTTAATGAAACTCTGGAGGTTCCAGACGTGGATGATAAAGAGAATAATCGGCGTTATCGGCTTGTTCAGCAACAGCGTAGATATGAGAATGTCCTACGTCAAGGCAAGCGACGTTTAAAAATTGCTCAAGCAATGGAGGATGAAGATGAAATAAGTCATTGCAAGTGGCTAGTAAATCGCCGGAGCAAACGTTTAAGAGATTTTGTTAGAGATAATGGGCTGACTCGTGAACCATACCGAGAACGTCCAATTATTTAATGACCTTAGCACGTCACTAAAAGGCTTATTTTTTATACCCAAATTTGAAATTGAAAGGAGCAACAACATGGCAGAAGACCCAAGTACAGATCCAAACACAGACCCAGCCGGTACTGATCCTGAAACTGGTAGTAACTCAAGTGAACCAGCTACAGGAGATATTGAAGCCGCTAAGGAGTCAGCCATTGCTGATTTTTTAAAGACAGTTGGTGTCGGTTCAACAGACGAGCTGAAGAATATCGTTAGTGAAAAGAATGAAGCTGATAAGGCCAGCAAAACCGATTTAGAGAATACTCAATCGGATTTAAAGAAAGCCAATGACAATATTACTGATCTAACATCACAACTCGCATCTCTAAAAGCATCTAATGCAGTATTGAAAGCTGGTGTTACTGCAGAACATGTAACTGATGCCACCATTTTGGCTCAAGCACGTGTTTCAAGTGGTCAAGCTAAAGATATTGATAAAGCTATTAAAGATGTATTGAAGTCCAATCCTCAATTTACGGGGGATATTAAGACTGGTCCTGATGGCACAGCAATCAACAATCAGAATATCTCAAATCCTAATTCATCCATTACTAAAGATCAGTTTAACAAGATGGATTACGGTGAACGTTTGAAAGTTTATACAGAAAATCCAGATCTATACAAAAAATTTACTAAATAGGAGGCTTTATTATGGCAGATAACACAACAACCATGGCGAATATGGTAAATCCCGAAGTTATGGCGGACATGATCTCAGCAGATTTACCAAAAGCCATTAGATTTACGGCTATTGCTCCAATTGATACAAAACTAGAAGGACAACCAGGTAATACTGTGACTGTTCCTCGATTCAAATATATTGGGGATGCAAAGGACTTTAGCGAAGGGGAATCAATTGATTATAGTCAATTAACAACAGATACTGATCAATTCACTATCAAGAAAGCTGGTATTGGTGTCAAATTCACTGATGAGGCAATGATGTCTGGATACGGTAACCCTGCACAAGAAGGACAAAGACAAGTTACAATGTCTATCGCATCTAAGATTGATAACGATACTATAGCAACGGCAATGAAAGCAAGACTGTCGTTAACAGCAGATGTCACAAAGATTGACTTGATTGATTCAATCGAAGCTACATTCAACGATGATACTGATGAACGAGCAACTGAAGATTCAGCACCAGTAACGGGGGTATTATTCCTTAACCCAAAGGATGTTAATAAATTGCGTAAAGCAGCAGGTCTAGATTGGACTCGTGCCACTGCTTTGGGCGATAGTATGCTAATTAGTGGTACTTTTGGTGAATTGTTAGGTTGGCAAATTGTTCGTACTAAGAAAATGAATGAAGGTACTGGTTTAGCCATTAAACCTGGTGCTATGCGTACGTATATGAAGAGAAATGTTCTGGCTGAATCAGCTCGTGATATTGATAATAAATTAACTAAATTTAATGCTGATGTTCACTATGGTGTCGCTATTTATGACGATACTAAGTTATTGGCTATCAATCCTGACAAGTTCACTGGAACTGGTACTGTAATTGAAGCTAATACAAAACGTGGTAAGAAGGCGTCAGCAACCACACCTGCAGCAAATACAAGTGCTGGTTCTGGAACATCTAAATAGTTAGGTGATGGTAATTGTGGAACTATTTGAAGCAATAGACTTTGACTTCTATAAAAATCAATATGGTGGGACGGTCAATATTGATCAGGATTTCATTACAAACAATTCACATCAAGCTGCTGACCTGATCAATGAATTCTGCAATTATTATTTTGATCGCCATTCTATTGATGAATTACCATTTGAGCAAGATAAAGCCAATGTTAAAAAAGCTATGTGTGCCCAACTGGAGCATTTATTTGAATTAGGTGGTGACACTGAGCTGACTGGTCAAAATGCTCCTACAGGCGTTCAGGTCGGCAATTTTACTATGTCAGGGATGAAACCTAATAGTACAGGTATCAAGTCCGTTAGATCGGATAAGGCATTGCAATATTTAAGACCGACAGGGCTTCTATATCGAGGTGTTGGGCAATGGTAAATATCCCTCCAATTCCTATGTATATGCTGATCCATAATGTTGAGGTTAAGGAAGCTCAAGAATCATCAGCAAGTGCCTTGCATCCTTCTAAATCGTCTAAGAGTCACAAATTTGAGCATGTTCGAGTACAAGATAAGGATACATCGTCGCAAACCTCAACTGGCCCCGATAATAAAGGTGCTTATATTTTGTTCGTAGATGCTACTAATTCGATCAACAACGATGATTATTTGATCAAACAAGGCGATCGAGTCTACTGGAATGGTGTTAATCGTAAGGTTGTAGGTAATTCAGCAATATATGCTTTAGATGCTGGTCACGTGCATCACTGGGAGGTAAATCTTGAATGATGTCGATTTAGGATCGTGGGCCAAACGATTATCTAATTCTGAGAATCTTGAGACGGCAACGGCTTATAAAGTCCGTGAGTTAGCCGATAAATATGTTCCTTTTTTGAGTGGTAATTTGGCCGGTCATGATGAAGTTACACATGATGATGCCGGAGCACATATCATATACTCGGAGCCATACGCTCATCGTCAATTTGTTGGTCAGTCTCCAAATGGTATCCCATATAATTACACAAAAGTACATCATCCCTATGCTCAATCTAATTGGATTGAACCAGTTAAGAATGATGCTATTGATCGTGTAACAGCTTTCACTAAGGAGGCCATATTACATGGTACAAAGTCTTGATTTAGCCGAGCGTACAGCTGATAGAATCGATAATAATTTAAATTTACCAGGTGGTCTGGTCATGGGCCAGCCTACAACTCACGGACAATCATTTGCCTATCAAATGCGAGCCTTACAAAAATATAAGGATTATTTAGATGGACGGCAAAAAAGGACATTTGGCTTTGACATACAGGCTAAATGTTCCAAC